GGAGATTGGGTTGTGCTCCTGATATGGCGTCAATCCTGTTCATGTTGGGCTGGGCGCCTGAGATTGCGTCAATCTTGATTCCCGGGTCGGCTCCCGATACGGCGTCAACTTTGATTGGATCATCGGGTTTAGATGGCTCGGCGGTTTCAGTTTTAGCGGCCATATCCATCAATTTTCCGTATGCGAAGGCCATACCCATGTTCCCTGCGCCGATTAAGAGAGAATCGGTGAATGCTCGGGAGGCGCTCTTCTTATTGGCTAGGCTCATGAGCGCTTGGTTACGGTAGTCAGTCTCTTTTGCGCGGTAGCCCCATGCCTCGGATTTAGCGTTACTCTCCAGGCGGTTGAGGTTGATCTTCTTCACAATGTCCGTGCTGGCCAACTGTTCCGCGGCTGATCCGACACCGATTGCTACACCGTTCGCGGCTAATGCGACTTTCTGCCGTGCTTTAACCTGGGCCGCCTGCCTGGTCTCCCGCTGATACTCACCCTCAGCCGCAAACAATCTCTGCTGATAGTGCAGATTCATCGTGTCGGCATTGATCTTCGCTATGTCTGCCTGAGCTTGCGCTATAGCGTTGTTGTACTTCGTGACACTCTTAGCGCCGAATGCGTTAAAGAGTGTGGAAACACCTGTAGAAATAAGGCCTAGTGTGCCAAAAGAGAAACTAGATCCGGCCATAAAAAATCCTCCAACTCAGCATAGATATTGGAGGATTCCTAGAGGTTGATGCGCACTACACCACGTCACACGTAACCGTAATGCTGGAGATTTTCAGAGGTAGCGGCGCGTTCTGCCTAATGCAGACTTGGCCGTCATCAGTCCAGCTTGCGTCGATATTCACCTCAAACTCTCCGTTCCTCTTCTTCGGCGGTGTGCCTGGTGTTTCCCGTCCTCTCGTTGGCTGCTGATAGAGATTGTCGAAACTCGATCCCGCCAGGATTGAGGCTGAATCAATCATCCTCACGGCAACCCCGCTGATGTTTTTGCGGTGATTACTACCAAAAGAGAGGTCTTGGAGCTGTAATGCAAGAGGCAACGTTTGAATGTCAGAGTTGTAGGGGAGGCCAATGTGTACCTTGGAGGCCGCTCTTCTCAGCGTGATCTTGCCGTTTTGCACTACTTGGTCGGGTACACAATAGCCGTCGGCCAGGATAGAAACCTTCATCCCGTTCAGCCAGCTAATGCCCGTGATTTCCGTCTTAGCTTGGCCTGAATACGTACCCGCACAATCCATGAATAAATAATCCTCGTCCTTCTCAATGATGTACTCATTCATGCGTTCTACAAACCTCACGGTGTTGTTGCCGATCTTGCGCTTGGTCACGACATAAAGAATGTCCTCATTGCTCTCTGGAACTACTGCGCAGGATTCAAAGTCTCCCTGGGTTTCGTGCTGTGCAAAAGCTCCGACTTGTTGCTCTGGCACGTATGTGAAGGAGATTAGTTTGCCTATGTCATTAACGCACCAGAAGATCGAATAGGGAGCCTTGGCGTATGCAATATCAACGACTTCGTGATGATCGAAGAGGTGAGCCGCCCTAAGGCACACATCGGACGTAATGTAGCCGCCCGCCTGGTAGCTGTAACCCAACTCTCTCAGGTGGCCGCCACGGGCTGAGGCAAATATCATCGTGTTGTTAATTAACACTGGCTTGGTCTGGCTGGAGCCGACATAAGACTGCGGACGCACGCTCATAGATTCAGGCGTGATCGCGTCAGAGTTTACAGGGCTCACTCTCCACTCCCCGCTGGCCGTAAGCATGAGGAGCTGAGACAGGGGGACGATATGGCGGATTCTGTTGCTGTCCTGGCTGGCCACCCTCACCTTGATTCGGTCCGTGCTTTGGGACGGGAGGGAGTAGCCCATATCCGTTTCCGTACCTGTCTTGGTGGCCCAAATATATTGGGGACGCATACGACTGCCAGCGAACCAGCGCCTCTGCTCGAAGTAGCTGACACATCCTGGATAGTCTCCAGCATTCGCAACAGTCAGAGAGATTTGAGCGCCTGAGCCATAGTTTGAAATAAGAGTGGCGGTCGGGTTAGTGTATCCGGCCCCAGCGTTCTTAATAACTACATTCGTGAGTTTTCCACCTGAAAATACAGGTTGAAGCACGGCCCCGCTCCCTGTTGTATCAGTAACTCTAATCGAGGTCTGTAGGAAACCTGCTGTAGATACTGAGGTTTCAAACTCTCCCGTATAACGTTTTAATCTGTTCGTTGATTCGGTCCACTTGCCGTTGACACCAGTCCAACGTCCTGACCACTCTGGCCAGCCGTCAATAGTGATTCTGCATATCGGCCGCTTGTAGCCTGACCCAGCGTTTGTAATCCTTACTCCCTTAACAGGTCTCCACATCGGATAATAGGAATATTCTGTTACACCTGTAGGTTGATAGAAGACATCTGTCTGTGCACCATAAATCGGCTCTGCTGTAGCTCCTACACCGCTTCCTTCAGCGTCATAAATTTCAACTGTGGCATGAATGTACTCAAACAGATTATTAGGAATTGCGCACTGAGCTGGATACAAATAGTTGTAGTCAATGTCTCTAACAGTCGCGGGAAATTGAGTAAAAGTATTTAGACCTGAGCCTCGATTCCAGGATTTAATGTTGCTTTCGATTGCCCATGTCTGGCTCTTTAACAATGTAATGCCTGTAACCTCGCCATTAGGACCTGTATATCCTTCGCCTGCCGCCACAACGGTTGCACCCGTAATGCCACCTGATGTCAGGAAAACATCATCATAAATCGGCGGCGTGATAGAGCTGTCTGGCGCGATATTGTCATCATCAATGCTGTTTGTGCGGGTCTCGCCTATGTAGCCATAGATACCACCTTTATCACGGTACACGCGGTAATGATCGGCACCTGCAACAGTGTTCCATGTGATGGTGTTGTACGCACCATCCCCGTAAGGGTTGCACACAACTGAGGCGGCCTGGCTCGCTTTCGATTCCTCGGAGTTGTCCAAGTTGCAAGAGGTCACTACATATTTGCGGACATATCCGTCTTTATAAGTCGCAGACTGCAAGATGTGCTGGGTGGCTGTCACTCCTGTGGGCGGTGTGAGAGAAGTATTGAAGGTGATGTCCACAAGTCTCCAGTCAAGGGCGCCATAACGCCTCAACTCTCTCGGAGGATGGGAGCAGTGCACCAGCGTGATGATGTCCACGCTCTGAGCATAGTCAATATCAAACAACTCCGATTCGTCATAATCGGTCGTCACTTCATACGGGACATTGCCGTTCATCAGTGTTGAGCCGTTGGTATGAAAACGGACGTAATGATGCCCAAACTCTAAAATCATGGTTTGTGTGGCCGAGAACGTGAACGGGATCAGGCGGCATTTTCTGTCCGGATATTTGGTCTCTCGCACCATTGAGAATCCAGGACGGCGGACTACAGGGCCTTGAGGTTCAACAATCATATTGCGACACTTGGCCAGGCCTGCCGAGTAGGACGGATCCGTGATCCTGGAGTACATCGAAGGAGAAATCTCACCTCCTCCGATTGATTGCTTGTAGATTTTCAATGACATTTAAATACTCCGTGCGGCCAGGTGGGGCGCTAAATATTCGTGCTTGACCCTGATAGAGTTTCGAGAATCCTGATACTTCGCCGTCTCCAGTGCTTGAGCGGCCATTTGGATCATCTGCTGCGCCATAGAAGTTTTCATCAGTGGGCCTGCCAGATAACTAGCAAGCTGGAGAACAAGGGCCTGAATGAAATACTGCGGCATGATTGACACGTTCTGGACGCTGGCCACGTATCGAAGCATGGGAGCGGGAGAATCGGTTAGGAGAATGTATGAGCCTGTTTCCGAGAGCGTTTCGATTTCAAAATCAATTCCTGCCTCGTCCACCTGTGAGCTTTTCTCATAGACCTTAACGGTGCGCAAATAATCTGAGGGAACTTGGTAGCCGTGCGCCCACTGATAAAGATCGGCGTCATATTTTTTGTATTCGGGCAGTCTCACGCGCCTGATCGCGAAAGCCCAATTATGTGCCTCCAGCAGATAACGGAGCGCCTGAGGATAGTATTCAGCACACGCCTCCGCCCGGGGATTTCCTTCAGGCGGTTTGATCTTCGTGATCGTCCCCTTCTCGCCCAGATAGGACAAGGCGGCATTGCAAATTGACACTTCATTCATATTAAAAAAGGGAGGTTTTTAAGCCTCCCTCCTCTCTTTTAACAACTACTGAAACCTGCAACTAGAGAATTAACTAACTAGAACTTGCCGCTGTTTCGGCGGGGAATTCAACTCCCTGCGTGCGGAGCGGGGAACCCAGCTGAACGTCATTGCCAATAAAGGCGGTGATAGTTCCGGCGGTAACTGAAGTCGGCGTGGAAACCAACTTCAGGTAACGCTTATGAATCGGCGGCAGAGCAATAAGCAAGGGCTGTTTCAGGTCTGTAGCCGTGAGCGCCTTTGTGGTCATGACATCCGTGTACGTGGATTTGTCCGCGGATTCCTGAAGCTTGAATGTGATGGAAGTTCCGGCAATCGCTGTCGGTGTCAAAATGCAGAGCACCATTCCATGAGCATTCAAGTAAGGAGAGGTCTGATCTGAAACAAAATCGAGCACATTAGACGTGATCGCGGTTTTGGCCTCAGCCTTTTCACAAAACATCATCTTTTGGTCAATGATCATTTTTATCTCCTTGATTAAGAAACTGTGATCTTGGACTCAGTGGACGGCAAAACGTCGGTGCCGTACTGATAGATCGGGATACCGCCAAAGGAGAGCATTGATTCACGCTGACCAAAAGTCTTGTACTCAAGTGTGTACTTGGTCTTTTCAAGCAACTGGAGGTCATAGATCAAGCCCACCTGATCAGTACAGTAAATACCGACATTGGAGAAGTCGGAGGTCTTCAAGCGGTGACGTGCCTCAATAAACTTCTTGAGCAGGTCTGTTGCGCCCTTGTCAGTCGTGAATTTGGTCGGATCAACGTTAGCAATACGCACAATCTTTTCAGGATTACCAGCGAAAACGCCGAGGTCATATCCGAATTCAGTGACATATGCGGGATACATTTTGCCTTTCGCGTCGGGAACATAGACGGGCTCTTTGATCGCTTCCATGGATACGCCAGCGGCTCCGCCATACTGCGGGAAGAAACACGTCATCTCCTCCGGATCCCAATTGACGAAATAAATGGATGTCAGATTTGAACCAGTGCCGCCACCGTCAATGATGGAATCCTTCCAAACGCCATTGTCACGATCAGGAAGAACGATATTTGCCAAACCCATGCAATCACGCGGGTCTGTTGCAGGGTCGCCCTGGAATACTCGTTTAACCATGCCACGGGTTAAGCCGCGGATGAACATCTGATCGGTTCGCATGCGGTATGCGTTGCGTTCTTTATCCGGCATTTTTTCAAGCATGAGCTTGGCGATAACCGAGCGGTCACGAGCCACACAGGACGGATAACGAACTGCACGGCCGGCCGCGTTGGAGGCGCTCCAGCCTTCGTTGATTCCGACAAGCTGACCTTCAGGATACTTTTCTCCGATAAGGCCCTTCTTGCCCTGGCCATCATTACCACGCACCATAGTGGCACGATCGAAGAACGGCTGATAATCCCGAATGGTCTGAATCATCATGTTGATCTGAGTGTTGCCTTCGGGTACGAGAGCCTGCCATTCAGCAAGCGTAACAGGGGTCATTCCAGTGAATGCGTCTGCCATTTTTAACTCCTTTATTTACCGTAAATATCGTCTGGAGTGAGAGTTCTGTTAGAAGTGCCTCTAACTGTCTTGTCCTCTCGCATGCTGTCGCCAAAATGTTTGAGGATTTTGATCAGGCCCGGATGATTACCGGCAAAGGTCGCCAGTTCGTAAACATCCGGATCAGTAAACTCTCCTTCGGGTGTCTGAAACTCTCTCAGGGCTCGTTGAGCTGAAAAGATTGTGTTCTTCCAGTTGTCGCCGCCGATCACTGCGTCATGGAGCGATTTATCTTTCCATGTCGCATTGGTCTGTTTCAGCACTTCAATCTGTCGCTCTGCCAATTTCGGCGCCAGCTTGTCAATGACTTCCTGGGCCTTGGCTTGAGGCAGATTCAGAGACTTAGCAACTTCTGAAAAAGTTTTGACGACTTCTGCGTCTAAGGTTGTACCTTCAGGCGCTTTGAAGTCCTCGTACTTCTCCGGAGCTCCGCTAGTCTCGTCCGCCTTCTCTTCCTTCTTCTCTCCTTTGTTCTCTTCGGTCTTTCCTTCCTCCTGAGACTGCTGTCCCTCTTGAGGAGGAGTTGCCTTGGAGATTTCATCAATCAGCGTGGATTCTCCCTGCTGACCCTGAGAATCAGGATTAGGCGTGCCGTTGGTTGTAGCCTCGCTTGTCTGATTTTCGGCTGCTGTACCTTCGCTCATTTCGTTTCCTTAGGTCTCAATTCGCCGATCTTTTCAGGGGCGTACTTGAGAACGTTGTTAAAAACCTGTTGTGCAAATTCCCGTTTTCCTTCCTTGCGAGCCATGTTCAAAGCATTCGTATCGAATGCCGAGGAGAAGAAACCGCTGTCATCAAAAATTCGTTTCAGCACTGTCATTCCGTCTCTTGTGTTCAGGACATTGATCAGAGCCTCTTGGAAGTCAGCCTCCTTTCGGAATGCCTCAAGATTCTTTTCTTCGTCCTTTTCTCGCTGGGAGTTATCAAACGGGTCTCTTGTAACTTTGCT